TTTCAGGAACTTGCCCTCCGTCTATAGTGCGATATGTAAATGAATTCCAATCTTCTGTGTCTTTAGCCATTGAATACATTTCATGACTAAATGATCCTACACCTCTTGGTGTACCTAAGAACAATGCGTGACCGTTCTTGTCTGATAGTGTAGGTCTTAAAATTTCTGTCCAGGCTCTTGGATCTGTATCTTGAAACTCGTCCATTACAAGAAAGTTCAAACCAACGCCACGTAAACTGTCAGGTGAGTCTGCGCCTTTCAAACATATTTTAGATCCGTTTTTTAATCTCATTGTTAGTTCTGCTTCGTTTGTTTGTTCTACCCAACGTAGGTCTTTGAGCCTACCTTTGAGCTGATCCCAAACAATACCTTTGGCCATTCTATAACTTGGAGCAACATACCAAACCAATTGGTTATTGTGTGATGACGCAAACCTGGCCAATTCTCTCATTGCCACGTGTGTCTTGCCAAAACGTCTGCCAGTGACCGCTACTCTAAAACGAGCGTCACTTGAGCAAATGTCTTTTTGTGCGTCACTTAATGCCATTGCTTAATCTTCCCAAGGTAATGGTGCTTTCGCATCGCCGTCTTCAGGTGTGTCTTTCATACCCAGATATTGTTTTGATAAAAAGATTTGTAGCCTTTCTGATCCGTCTATTGCCTTAGTGTACATTGCTCTACGCAATGATTGTCTGCCTTCTTGTCTGCCTTGTTCTATGATTTTTGAAAATCTTTTTTTAAGTACTTCTGTTGAAATACCTACTGCTTCTGCAATCTCTACATCTGAACACTGAATACACGCCAAGCGAAATACCAAATCTCTATCAATAGTTTTATATTTCTTTTTTGTGATTCTTGGTTCTTGTTCCATTATAGTTCTCTCTCCAATACTCTTATTCTAAAATTACGTGAGTCTTGTAAACTGTTGGTTGTAACAATTTTATATTCTACGTTGTAAATGTTACCAACAGTACCACCGCTGATATTTGCTGTTGCAAGTGTGTTGGTGTTTGTTGTTGAAGCAATTACAAGTGGCGCTGAGTCACCTGCGATTGTTTCTGCCGTTACTGTGATTGTGTTGATTGTTACTCCTGTTGGCATCCAATTACCCCAATCTAAGGTATAATCAAGAACAGCATAAGGATCTTTTTCAATATATGTTCCTTGTCTATCTTGTTTGAATCCTGTTAAGTCTGCCATATCATTCTCTCCTATCCAGTGGGTCGCCTGCAACCTCCACTAATTTTTTGTATTGTGTTTTAAGAGTTCGTGTTTCAGACGGCACATTGAATTCTCTTATCTCTTCAATAATACTATTTACCCGTGTTTCAGAATTAGGCGTGTAAATCCGTGTTTCTTCCACAATTCCTAACAATCTGGACTCAGAATCTATAGTATAAACTCTAAACGGATCAATTATGTAAATTGTTAGAGCACTTACTTGTGTTGTAAATGCTGTAATGTTTACAATGCCGCCAAACAATTTACCACCAACCCAACGAGGTACTGTAAACTCACTTGATATGTTTATAGCACCTGCGTTTGCAATGTTATCACCATTAGCTGTTAGTGTAAACACACCTGCTTTAATAACAGTTGCATCTGATGTAGAACTTGCTGTAGTTGATACATTAAATGAACTTGTTAAATTAGCAACAAACGGTCTTGTTCTACTTGGGGTTGCTTGTAAAGTTGCGTTCGCTTGTGGCGTCGCAACCCCTGATCTAATTACATCACCATCTATTGCAAGTGCGCCTGATGAACTTATAGCAATTGGTCCACTACCAACTTGGAATATACCTCTTGCTGTAAATCCAGTTGTAGAACTAATTTGTATGTTTTGACTTACAACGTTTAGATCACCGCTTACTGTTACTGCTGTTGATGTGCTTATATTTGCTGATGCAAGAACACTAAATGATGCATTGGCGTCAACTGTAAATATGCCTGCTGGTGTTATGTTTGCAACCGCTGTTGTGTCACCATCAACTGCTAAATTAAACGAACTACTTGAACTACCAGTGCCTTCTGTAAATGCACTACCATCTATGTGGACATTTGGTCCCCAATAGATATCACTGCTTCTATCATCCCAAGCAAAGTCTTGTGCATCACCCCAAGTTATATCTTCTTCTTGGATTGCTCTGATGTCTATGACACCAGTCAAATTAGATTGTGCTGTAGTTGTAGTGGTTGCAATTACACTAATATCACCACCTGGTGATACTATTGCGTTTGCTGTGACACCAGTTGTAAATGCTGGTGATAAACTGACAACACCATCTAAGATTGCATCAGCATCTGTTGATGTTGTTACATTTGTTGAAACGTTTGACGTACCTACAAGTGTTGTGTCAGCATCTGTTGATGTTGTTACATTTGTTGAAACGTTTGATGTACCTACAAGTGTTGTGTCTGCATCTACTGTTGTGGTAAATGTACCAGCTGGTATTGTTGCACCAACGGCTGTTGTGTCAGCATCAACTGACATTGTAATAGCACTTGATACGTTAATTGTACCAAGCAATAATTTACCACCATTCACACTGAGTGATGCCGCACTTGAAAGTGTTGCTTCACCTTTGATTGCGTCTGTGGTATAACCTGCTGTTACATACAGGTCACTATCTGTTCCAACGAAAGATGCGTCAACATATCCGTCAGTGAGATAGTCATTATTGGCTATTACATAATTTGCCATAGGGCTTAATCCCTATTACGCTAATGTAACTGTCAGATTGCCTGTAGTAATTTGGAAAGTATCGCCGTCTTGGATAGTTTTACTTGTTGCCAATGTACCGTAGAACAACACATTGCCTGCGCCATGTGTAGCACCATCTATAATTGCAACGTGAGTAATTGTACCCCAGTCACCACCGTTAGCAGGATCAAATGTTACGTTTGCGTTTGTAGTAATTGTACCATTTGTGCCGTGTGCCGCCGCAAATGTTACTGCTTTTCTTGTGTAATCATTGCCGTTGCCAACTTCGTCAGTTAGTGTACCTGCTTCTAAATTAGCGTTGGTAGTTGCTGTGTCTACTGTTTCTTTGAACAACCCTACGTAAACTGTAGTAGGCGAAGTGTATGCTGTGTTTCTTAAAACATGGTCTAAAAGTTTAGTTTCAAGATAGTTACTTGCTTGACTCATTTTGAGATCTCCTTGTAAATGTTTAGTCTTCGTGTATATACAAACATATTTATTGTTATTGTTGATTTAGCCTATGAAAGACGTGTAATTTGAATTACAAAGTCCCCTGTTACCTCTGTCATTGGTTGAAATGAGCAGAAAGACTTAAAACCCTGGTGTCCTCTGGCTGATGCGGCTCCTCCACTTTGTATACCCAAACTTGGGTACTCCCGTGGGTCACAAACTACTTGTCTTGTATCACCTACACTTACTAAATTAGTTTGATTACTGTCTTGATCAACTTCTGCTAAGTCAAAACGACCTGAATTATAACCTGTACTACCTAATTTTTTCCAATAAGTGCCATTCCAAGCAATCATATTACCTGTGTCGTAAGGACCAATACCACATGATATTGTTGCTGTTGATGATGTGTGGCCAGGATTGGAAAGAGATGTAAATGTTAGTGTTGGTATACTAATAACTTTCATTTCAAATATGCAAAATTGATTGTCTGTGTTTAGACTTGAAGCACTATGGTTTGCATCTGCGTCATTGAATTCTGAGTGTAGTGTAGAAGCGGTACCAGATGTCAATGAAAAATTACCTGGTTTGGCGTCTCCTGCTGAAGAAGCCAATGTTCTATAATGACCAAAGGTATATGTTACTGAGTTTTGATTTCCTATCATTCTATATGTAAAAGGCATATAAAAATTTCCTATCTAAGATCATTAGCATAGGTACAAAGAAAGTTTGTACCATCAAACACCATTGATACCACTGTGTTGCTTTGTGGTTGAACAAGATCATAAAAATCAGCGTCACCAGGAAATTTGAAATCTGCTGAGGCGTGTTGTAGATTGAATACATTTGTATCTGTGTTTGATTCGTGATTTATAATAAAGATATATGTACCGCCAGCAACACCGTTTGTCACAGTTATGTTGTATGTTTTATTTAGAACACCACTTGCTACACTCAATCTTCCAACTTGTGCTGTGTTTAGATTCCAATCAACAGGCAAAGTACTCAAACTCATGTCTGGTGATGATAGTGTGCCTGGCTGTGCTACCTGTTGTGCTGTGTATGTGCCTACACTTGAATAAGGACCACCACTGTCTGAGTAATGATCAATTATTGAATTTACGTTGTCTATGTTTTGTTTTATGTCAGGACGAGCAAGACTAATTTTATCAGTTCCTTGATCTACGTTTGACGTACCTGCTTTTGTTCCACTTGGCCAAGCCATACTATGCCTCCTTACCGTTATCGTCTATGAATGTTGTTGAATTATTTGATCCATCTGCGTGTATCAATAACAATGTGTTTGCATCATTTTGAAACTGTGTTGTTGACGGTGTAAAATTACCACTGTATCTACAGGTGTTTGAAAAACGTATTTCATCAATGTATCCATCAAGGCAATGTGCACCAGCTGTTTGGTGATTTGCTCCAAAGTAACCTTCTCCATCTGGTTGTGCAAATGTGTTTGCGTCAGTGTATGAACTACCTGTTTCAGATCCGTCTACAAATAATCTAACATTATTTGATCCGTCTTTGGATACAGCAATATGATACCAAGTGTCTATGGCAAGCGTTACACTTCCTGTGATCTTGTTTACTTGTTGACTGTTCCAAAATAGTGTTGTTCCGCTTGTGTATAACAAACTTGTACCAGTGCTTGAGTTTGCACTTTCTCTATCGTCATACAATACTCTAACACCACTCACACTATCAAAGCGAGCCCACATTTCAATTGTCCACTGTGAAGAACCTAAGTTAGGACCATTCGTTACTAAGATATCAGTTGTGCCATCAAATTCTGCACTACTAACACCAAATTGGTTTTGACCTGTTGAAATATGTGTGTTGTTTTCTGCTTCAAGGCCAATTGCACTTCTTGTTACACCTGCGTCTGGTATAAAATCTGTAGAGTTGTTTGTGCCATCACAATGTAGTAAAAACTTGGTATTTGTATCTGGTACTAATGCCGCTGTTGGTACTGTGTAACTGCCTGAGTATCTTGCGGTGCTACTGATTCTAATTTCGTCAAATGCTCCACTAAACCATGCTGTACTACCAAATGCTCCACCAAACCAATTCTCATAATATTTGTTATCAACAACTGGTGATGCGTGTGACGTACTTGAAGATTCACTTCCATTTAAAAATTGTTTTAAATTTGTGCCATCCCATTGTAAGGCATAATGGTTCCAATCTGTTGTACTATATGATCCTGTATATACTCCTACAGCGCCATTCCAACTACCTCCGCCTACTGTGCTGGTGTAAACTTGTACCTTGCCACCGTTGGTTCTTATGAATATACAGTTTGATTCTGTACTTGCATCACTCTGTGTCATACCAAACATATTCTGATTTCCTGTTGAACCTGTCTTAAAGAAAAATTCAAGTGTCCAAGGTTGTGTAACATCCCATTGAGGAAATACTCTAAGGTTATCATCACTGCCATCAAATGTCACACTACCACCACCAAACTTACTGTCTGATGTTTGTATTTTTGCGTTGCTGTGTGCTGTTACGCTTGGCATTCCTGGATATAATTTTTTGATTGATCCTGGCAACATAAAGTTTTTAGCACCTGTGTCAGTGCCTGTAAAACCAGCTGTTGTTCCAATGTATACTTTTAGATCCTGTAGATTACCGTTGAATTCATTTACACTTGCTGATGTAAACTGTCCAACGTGTAGTGTTGAAAATCCTGTGTTGCCGCTGTACCATCTTCCGTTGACTGGCGTTGATTGTGATGTTGCTCTGTAAATACCATCAATATAAAAATTACGAGTACCGCCATCATTTACAATAGCAATGTGATGCCATTCGCTATCACCTAAACCAATGTTATTTTCTGATCCAAAAGATAAATTTGATCCAGTGTTGAATCCAAACAACCATCTACCGCCACTGTCTGCACTTGATAGTGCCCAGTTTTGGTTTGTGCCTGAGTTTGTTGCTCTTACCCAAAGTGATACTGCATAAGTGTCACTTGCGGCATTACCAAATGAACTTGGTAAAGCATAAGTTAAACCACTGTCGCCTGTGCTGTTGTTATATAACGTACTATTGTACCAAGGCCAAAGATTACTACCACCTGTTATAACTGAACAGGTTCCTTGTGTAACTGTTGCCGCACCTGATAATCCTGTGCCTGTGATATTGTGTGCTACATCATTAACACCGTTTACATCATCAAAAGGTACAGCAAGTTTTAGATTACTTGCATAAGGGTCGTAATATCCTGCTGTGCTGGCACCATTATCGTCAACAAATGTTGTTGAGTTTTCTGTTCCATCCATGTGTACCAATAACTGTGTGTTGTCATCATTTGCAAAAGGACCTAAAGGAACAAAGTCTAATGTGTACCTTGCTGTTTTACTGCAACGGAATTCATCTATGTTTCCGTTCATTGCATATGATGTACCACCTGTCCAGTCACCAATTCTTTGTATACCGTCCATACCAAGACTGGCGCTCATTGTGCCTGCACTACCATTGTCACTTGTACATTCTGTGCCATCCCAATACATTTTAAATGTTGCACCATTCTTAACAAATGCTAAATGATACCAAGTGTTTGTGACTGGTGTTACTGGTGTGTTAAAAATAGGATAGTATACTGTAGAACCATCTGACAATGCGGCGTGCATTGTGTATGTGCCTGCCTTGTTGTAGAGTGAAAGATAATCACCTCTTGTAGATGTTGTTGCTAACATACTAAAAAGATTACTACCTGGCAATGATGTCCAACGAGCCCACATCTCTACTGTGAAGTCGTCTGCATAATCTATATTTTGTGCTGTGTGATCTACAAGGATATAATCATCTGTGCCACCATCAAAAGACGCACTTCCTCCATATACAAATGGACTGACATCTACATGAACTTGTTCTTTTGCTTCAAGTCCAACTTTTCTACGGATAACTGTTGCACTTGTCGCCACTGACGCCTGGAACGCCAACAACGTTAATCTACTTGCTCCTAATGGCATAGTGTTCTCCTTACGCTTGGAAGTCTGTTGCTATTGAGGCAAAATAATTTGTTCCGTCTGGTGTATGAATACTAACAATGCTGTCGTTAGTAAGTGTTTTGTTGCCACCTGCAAATTTATATGTACCAGTTCCTGATGCTGTTCCTGAACCACTTACCACAAGTGTTACAGTTTGTCCTGCCGCCGCATCTGTAAATGCTGGCAATGACAAACCACTTGTAATAGTTACAGTTTGAACGTTTCCGTTTGATACAGTAATGCCAGGTGAATCATTTGATCCAATTGCATGAACTGTTTCTGCATAATCTTCTAATACAGGGTTTTGTATTTTGTTACCTTGTGAATCTAAATGTCCACCAAGTTGTGGTGTAGTGTCTTCTACAACGTTTGAAATACCACCGCTTGATATAGTTGTAAAACTAAGGTTTCCGCCACCGTCTGTTTGTAGTACTTGAGCGTTTGTGCCGTCTGCTGTTGGCCAACTTAGTCCATCAAGTATAACTTTGCCTGCACCATCTGGTGTAATTGCAATGTTGCCAGCTGATACTGATACTATTGATTGTCCATTAACATCTAATGAACCTCCAAGTTGTGGTGTAGTGTCTTCTGCGACATTTCCTATTTTTGCTATAAGGTCAATAAAGTTGTTGTCTAACTCTGCATAGGTTAATGAACTACCTTTAGTAGTTGCGCCTGCATTTGACTCTTGTCTAAGTGTAATTGTCATTTAATTTGTCTCCAGGTTTTTTTTGCGTCAACAGTATTTAGCCTAACGATTATAATAGGTGTAATAATCCGTCATTTTCGCCAAGTGATTGCGTTTTTCTTGAAGTGTGCTTCGTTTTTGTAGTATTATAAGAGGTTGTGTGTAGTTGTATTCTATAGGAAATGGTGCACCTTCACTGTCAGGACACATAGCAAGGCATTCTACATCTTTTGTTTTGAACTTCTTGTTTATAGCATCTACTTCTTTGTGTACTCTGTCAAAGTCCCAATCAAATCCATATACAATAACTGCTTCTAAGCCAAACTGTCTGTGAAACGTGGCAAAGTTTTCTGCTACTGTTATAGGTGTTACGCTTTCTACCAAACTTATACGATCCATATATTGTTGTAGGTAAGGACATATTGCATGACCTCCAAGACGTTTGCGTGGCTTGGCTATCACACGTTTAAGCCATCTCCAAATATTAGTGGTGTTGTTCTTTGACGTTGGTTTGGGTAAATTCACAAGATTCTCCATTAGGTAAATGTATTACAAATTCGCATTCAGTGTTATTGAATATGTTGTCCCATAAAGGTCTCCACCATTCGTGTAGTGGACGAGGTCTTGCCCTGTCAATAAGTGTGTCCATTTGACTTGTGATATCTGTTGACCACATACTGTCAAATCCCCATAGGTTAATTTGTTTTGAAAATCTCATTAGATACTCTGCGGCATGAAGTCCTGCGTTGTATCTGTTTTTGCGTTCATAGACAGGATGCCAATCACCGCCTATGTTTTTTCCTTGTGCTATTGTTTTGATTGTTTGAGTACAATATATAGGTACTGTGGGATGATAGTTGTGTTTTTTCATCCATACTAAAACTTCGCCATCTATGATACTCATACCTTGATGCTTTATACCATGTTGAGGAATATTGCAAACAAGATTATAAGAGTCATCGCTTGTAAAAAGTTTATTTGAGGGTCCATTGCCTATAAGGTTACTCTTCATCCAAATCAGTCTCCATTAAATGTATTTTTGTTTTTAAGATATTGTAATCTTCTCTTAATTCATTTATAGTTTTAATGATAACCTTTTGGTTGGTTAATAAATTTGTTAGATGCTTGTCTGCACGTTCGCACCAAGCATTTAACTCTAATAAGTTTTGATATGGATCAAA